GGATGTACAGGTTGATGTCAAGGACATGACACCACTTGCATCGGATAACTCAACTGTGGCAGACTTTGACATGAGTGTTGTCTACAGTGTGAATCCAACTAGTGTTGCAGAAATCTATACCACTAAGAACCGCGGCTTCCATGCTGTAACCGAAGACGGTGACACGCTACTGATGTACAACTACATCTTCCAGCTTACTCGTAATGCTGCCTACAAGGTTGCACGTAAGTACGAATCACTGAAGATGGCAGACAATCGTGCAGAGATTGAGAATCTTATTCGTGCAGAAATTGTTGAAAGTCTCAACGAAGAAAAGCTAGGCAACTCAATTACTATTTCACAGGTGTTGGTACGTCAGATCACTCCAGCTGAAAGCATTGTAGCAAGTGCTAATGCATGAGATGAAGCAGAAGGAAGTTGAAGTTAAGACTGCAAAGCTAGAAGCTGAACGTATTGCGGCACTTAATGCTAACGCAGGCGCTACCAAGTACATGGAAGCAACTGCACTAGTTACCCTTGCAGAAGCAGTAAAGGCCGGCAAGGTACAGACCATTGTTGTCCCTTACGACTTCAAGGGTATTGTTAACGTAGGAAAGTAATAGCAAATGTTACAACGAGCAGTAGGCTTTGTTCTCTCACTATTAGTAGTGTTTGGGCTCAGTTTACTGCTCGTACCTGCATTTGCAATGTTGATTGGTGTACTTAATAAGGTTATATTAAATGCTGTTTGAAACTGATGCTACACGAGCGCAAGATCTTAAGAATATTGATGCTCTGGATAATCCACAGCCCGGCGACTACTGGCAGGAAATGTTCTGTCCTTATTTTATTGTAGTAGATGCTGATAAGGAAGAGGACAGTTATACTGTTCTAAGTTGCATGGGTGGCCCAGACAGTTATAATCGCAAAGACGAACCTTGTGCTAAGATTGAGCACAAAGACGGTTGGAGTTTTGATTACTCTAAGAGCATGAAAGTAAGTCATGCGTGGATTGAAAAGGCTGTGAAGTACGGCAGTATAAATGGTTTTGTCGCTGATGTTATCCGTAGTGAAAAAACAAAGACTATTGCAGAAGGATGGCAAAATCATCGCGTCAGTGAACTAGTTAAAGAGTTGCGTTCATTGGGTCCCGCTACAATGGAATACTTCTTAAACGAGATCAAGGGATAGATATGGCAAAAGAAGCACCGGTACACTACGACAGAATTGGCAAGCTCATTGAAATAGGCGACATGGTCGCTGTAGCAGATTATAACGGCCTTATGCTAGGACGAGTAACCAAACTTAATCAAAAGATGATTAAGGTTAAACGTTATCCTACCGGTAGTCGTAATTATGAAAAGAACAAATATCCACGGGAGTCTATTAAGCTAGATCCGGATGATGTAGCTATTCATATCTTGCAAGGAGGCGACTGATGGGTAATACATATGAAGTACACGGTTGGACGTATGGCGACAGATTGGGTATCGGTGAAGACGAATGGTACTACAAAGAACTATATCGTGGTGAGAGTTTGCTAGCCGCAATGTGGACGGCTTTTAGCTCACGCCGTCATTATGGTTGTGTTAGAATGGAGATGCGCTAATGCAGATTAAATTTTATCATTGGTGGGTATACAAATTGTTTTATCTTGTTTGGAATCCAATTTTTTCGGCCCGTCCTGATTTGCACAAGAAGTTTATAGAGTTAGGCATTACACATATACTAAATCGAGAAGAAGAAATACTCGAGCGCCGTAATGAAATAAGGATTGTAGAATGAAAACTAGAGAACAAATTATTAACAGCATGTGCTATACTTATAGGCATGACTACGGACTCACGATTAGTGAGGACGATAAGATGTACACTTTAAATAGTGGGGTCACAGAAACAGAGCGCAAGGCTATTTGGATTACAATGGCACAGATATTTGACAACGACATTGCGCCATATATGGAATTTAAAAATGAAATACAGAAAGAAACCAGTAGTAATTGAAGCCAAGCAGTTAACTAAAGAATCGTTTTTTGATATTTTAGAATGGATGGGCAAAGACAAGTATTCTTTTTGGACTACTGATACTCCATCATATATCTCTATTAACACACTTGAAGGTGTAATGAGAGCTAGCTTAAACGATTTTATTATTAAGGGTGTACAAGGAGAGTTCTATCCTTGCAAGCCAGATATATTTGAACAAACCTACGAGGCCCTAACAAATGAAGAGTGAAGTAAATTTAATTGGCGTAACCAAACCTAGTGCTATTACAGATTGCCATACACCTGGTGACCTAGTTGCATATGCCGCACGAGTTAGCAATCCGGCTAACCAAAGCAACACACAAACAGCACCCAAACTACTCAAATACTTGATTAAGCACAAGCATTGGAGTCCGTTTGAAATGGTACATATGACGTTGGAAATTAAAACCACACGTGATATTGCAAGGCAGATCCTGCGTCACCGTAGCTTCAGCTTCCAAGAGTTTAGCCAGCGTTATGCTGTAGCAGAGAACATCGGGTGTGATAGAGAAGCACGACTACAAGACGAAAAGAATCGTCAGAACTCAGTTGAAGTTAATGATCCTGAAATGCAGGAAAGCTGGAACATGCAACAAGCAAAGGTCCGTAATGCCGCACAAGCCGCTTACAAGTGGGCACTAGATAACGGCATTGCTAAAGAACAGGCTCGTGCAGTACTACCAGAGGGCTTAACCGAAAGCACATTGTATATGGCCGGCAGTTTGCGTAGTTGGATCCATTACATTGATCTACGTACAGCAAATGGTACACAAAAGGAACACATGATCATTGCAGAGCAATGTAAGAAGATTGTGTTAGAGCATTTTCCAATGCTAGAGGAATACTGGGCAAACAATGAAGATTGATTTTGACGTAGACATTGATATGGCTAACCGTGAGGACTTCTTGCGGTTAGTTAATCATACGCCTGCTAGTATTAAGAACGCTGACGGCATCTACTCAAAACATAATACAGGTGTGTACTTCCAAACTATTCCAACCTTTCCTTTAGAAGGTTACAGTAGTATTGATTATGAAACCGCAGAAGAAGATGGCTGGTTTAAAGTAGATATACTTAATAATGGTATCTACAAAGATGTTAGGGACGAAGCACATCTAACACAATTAATGGAAGCGGAACCTCTTTGGGACTTGTTGCAACACGAAGAATTTGTAAGCCAACTGTTCCATGTTAGCAACTACGCTAAGATCTTAGCACAATATAAACCTACTAGCGTAGAACAACTTGCTATGATACTAGCAATCATTCGTCCAGGTAAAAAACATCTTATTGGTAAAAGCTGGGATGAAATTGCACTTACTGTGTGGGATAAACCTATTGAAGGTTACTACTTTAAACATAGCCATGCGGTTGCATATGCAGTGGCTATTGTTGTGCAAATGAATTTACTTTGTGAACTTGCTTAATCTGTTTTTCTAATTAACTGTATACTGCGGCGCTTAATGCGCTTCTTAAGTAAGTTATGTAGACTAGTAAGTGGCCCAAAAAGCACATCTACATCTTTCATAACAAATGTTCTGAGGCAGGGCTTAAAAGGCTTCATTTCGTGGTGTAAAAACACGTCTATGGGCAACATACGGTTGCTCTCCCACCACCACATATCACCTAGCTCTAAAAATTCTCGCTTTAGTTCTGTGGTTGGTATAAGTTCAACATCATAAAAAGTTATTATAGCATTGTCGTGGTTTACAACAATACCAACATAGTCCTTTTCTATATAATGTAGCCCAGTAAGAAATTCTAATTGTGCGTAATCATGTTCTTGCATGTTGCTGATATTTATTAAACATCCTTATAAAACTCATTGTTATTGGAACACTACTCTGATAAATAGTAATATGAATAGCGATTTTAAACTTTATCTTTATGACACTACTATTGAACTAGTAGTAACATCTAGTAGTATTTATGTGGATAACAAACCTATGAACAATAGAAATCTGAGCGCACACAAAGGTGTAACTAACGAAATTTACTTTAACATCAGAAATAGGGATCGAAAACTGCAAAATGTGTTTTCAGATACGCTAAGGGCGTACCTTATTGATCCTAACAGTAAAAAACGACTGTTTACAAAGGTACTTGAAAACACGTCTGATGTAGGCATTGTTAAATTAGTGCTGTTAGAGGGCGATCTCGTTAACGTTGAACCAGGGCTTTATCAAATACACATAACACGTTCTACACAAGAAGATGTAGATTTACCAGTGTTTGTAGACCAAAACAACAATGTACGTTTGGATATTAAGATTACAGATCAAACCAGTGTTGAACCCGTCGCCACCCAAGTGGAAACAGTGTTTAGCCAGTTAGCAAATACTGCATTAGGTGATAGTTCAAACGTATTTGTAAGCAGTGCGTTATACGGCAACTTAGATAATAACTTTGTGAATGCACAGCACACTATTGCGCTATATACTACAGCATATACAGGTAACATTACTATTCAAGGTAGCTGTTTAACAGGCGTGCCCGATACAGATGATTTAAGTAAAGATTGGTTTCATATTGAAACAATCCCGTTAAGTAACGCCAGCACTATCACTCACAGCACGTTTAGTGTAAATGCAAATTGGATTCGAGTTATCCATACACCAGACAACTCATCCGGCACACTAGATAAAGTGATGCTCCGAAATTAATACTTGACTTTTCTGTATATTTCTGTATAATGCTACTATGGATCTAGACTCTATAGTAGAAAGCGTACATCGACTACTGCTTAATAATTTACCTATTCGTGCCACTAGGACGCCTAGCGGTTGGAACACTTTCAATTGTCCGATGTGTTCCGACAAGCGTAAGCGAGCAGGTATCATAACCAGCGGCGCAAAAATTTCCTATAATTGTTTTAACTGCAAATATACAACTGGCTGGAGCCCTAGTCCGTATATTGGACAAAAGTTTAAGGATTTGGCAACTAGGTTAGGTGCATCAGAATCAGATATACACAGCGTACAAGTTAATCTGATGCGCTGTCAAGAAGAGCTAGAAGGATTAGAAACAGAAGGGTATGTTTATAACCTTTCAAAGTTTGAAACTATAGAGCTGCCTAGTAACGTACAGATGGTTGAAGACTTGCCATTGGAACATGATGTAAGGCAGTATGCCAGACGCCGAGGACTAGAAGGGCTATATCCGCTACTATATTTTCCAGACGATACGTTGTTTGTAAAACGTCTAGTAGTACCGTTTACATTCAATGGTGAAGTTATAGGTTGGACTAGTAGGCATATTGCGCCACCAGATAAACAAACACCAAAGTATTTACATAAGATGCCTAGTGGCTATGTGTTTAACGTTGATCGTTTTGCAGACAGTGACCGCGAAATTGTCATTGTTGTTGAGGGTGTCTTTGATGCTATATGCATTGACGGTGTTGCTGTACTAGGCAATCATGTAACACCTGAGCAAGCACATCTAATTGAAAGATTAGGTAAGCGAGTAATACTATGTCCTGATAGAGATGAACCAGGTAAAGAGCTTATTGAAGAAGCATTGGCTTTAGGATGGGAAGTAAGTTTTCCTCCATGGGAAAAGGATATTAAGGATGCTGCCGATGCAGTAGCTAAATATGGTAGGCTACTTACAATCGCTAGCATTATTAAACATTCAACTGACAATAAAATTAAAGCGCAAGTAAAGGCAAAGATGCTATGAAGTTATTTGTCAATGGTTGCAGTTTTAGTCACGGCCATACAGATTTTGAAGATGTTACGACTCCTTTGAGTTGGGTTTGGCCTAGTCTAATATCAGATAATTTTGAAAGTACACACAATCTAGCATGGATGGGCGGAAGCAATGCAAGGATTTTACGTACAACACTAGAATTTTTTGATAAAATAAAAGATGGTAGTGATTGGGTAGCTATTATTCAGTGGTCATCTATAACTCGAGATGAATTGCACGATGAAGAAACAGATACGTATTTTGGCGCCCTACTGGACTCTCCACAACCTGTATTAGCCGGTGAAGACCGTTTTAAATTTGTCCATATTCCTGATAGTCTTGTAAAGGCTGTTAATGTATATCAAAGGACTGCACATTTAAGATCAACTAAACACATGTTGGAAAAATTAATTTATCAGCAGTTTATTATTAGCAATTTT